CTTAGTGGAACTGGCTTTGGTGATCAGATCGCTTCCGCAGTCCTCGGTCTCTACTCCCGCATCCTTGACTGGGTTTCCCCTCAGCGTTGGTTCTCTGCCCCTTGCGATTACAATCCTGAGACTCACGAGCGCCTCAACGCCACCATCCCAAACATGGACCTCCATTACATCCCACTAGCTCCCGCCTTCCGCGATGAAGATTCTTCGTTCTTGGGCCACACTACACCGTACGAACTCCTCGATCTCCCCTACACTCTCCCCTCTGACTTTCAACTGCACTCGACCTACCGTCTCCTGGCTAACCCAGAGCTCTGCTCTGACGTCATCGAATCCCTGTACCCAGCGCACCCAGTTTTTGACCGTGAGATCAGCTGGAACGGGCATATGACCCAGCAAGTTAACACCGATGACTACGCCACTGCCGTTTTCCTTCGTCACCGTCGCACCGACGGCGCGACTGAAGCCTGGACTTTCAAGGAACGGTACGTTCCACCGATCCGTCCTACCACGACTTATCTTGGTGGTTCCTTGGCCCTCTGGGAAGCTTTCAATTGTACCTACTCCCCCGAGTATCCCCCTTGGAACGAGACTGTGTACGAGCAGTGCGTTGAGGAAGATTACGGCGCCTTCATGTCCAAAGGTGAGAAAACCCTCCTGAACATCTCCTACCGCAACGACCCCTATCTGGATCCCGCCAAAGCTGAGACCTTTTTGAAATCTCAGGATGTCACCAAGTTGAACACCGCTTTTCGTGCTGCTAAGAAAGGTCAAATGATAACTGGTTTCTGCGCTCTCGTCAATGCTCGGTTCGGCCCCCTTTCCCGGTACATGTATCGAGCCATGCGTACCTCTCTCCCCTCGGAGATACTGCTTTTGAACGGTGTCACGCTCGACGATCAGGAGAACTGGTTCCAGGAGAATTGGGATTGGAGCAAACCAGTTTACGAAGACGATTACACTGGTTTCGATGGTACTCAGAATGAAGATTTCTTGGGTTTCCATGTTCTCCTCATGCGCCAGTTCGGCGTCCCCGAAGCACTCATCGAGAGCTACGTAGAATGGGTAACTCATCTGCTCTGCATGCTCGGCCCTCTCGGCATCATGATTGCTTCAGGTTTCAAACCAACCTGGTTCTTCAACACCGTCGACAGCATGAGCTACCAAGCCCTCAAGCACAACCTCACCCCCCACAGACGCCCTGGCATCAAACCTGTTGCTCGTGCCTTCTCCGGCGATGACACCCTCCACAATGAACTCACCGTGGTCAGGCCCAGCTTCACCCGCCTCCCCCACTGCTTCCGCCTCATCTCAACTGGTAGCCACACCGAGATGCCCCATTTCTGCGGCACGCTCAACACCCCCCAAGGCACTTTTGCGGACCCCGAACTGATGATCACGCGGATCCTTTACAAACTCCGCACTGGTAGACTCGGTGATTCTGCCCTCGGCTACGCCGAACACGTGTATCGCCTCAATCGTCGATTCGAAGAGAACATCCAATATCTGAGTGGGCGACAATTAGCTTGTCACGCACTTTCTGTTCGAATCCTCAGGACTTACCTCCGTCTTTCCGGTCTCCCAGCTTTCGCGGTTTTCCTGATCCGCCTGGTTCCTCATTACTTCCATTTGTAATGTCTTCCAGGCGCCGAACTGGTGGAAGCTCCTTCCTCGGGAACTTCATCCCCCGTCACACCAGTTCCTCCAGCGGTAGCCCTCCCTCCCGGACTCGTCACCGTCCTGACCCTTCCCGTTACCGCCGCAATTCCCCTCCGCCCTCACCCACCCACCTCCCCTCCGATCTTCGACCTGGCGCTGGTGACCCCAACACTTCCCTCGTGCTCAAACACCGATTCCACACTCCCACCGAGCTTGTCGATAAACCCCACGCGGCAGAGCTTGTCTCTCGCTTTCTTGATTCCACACGTTCCTTGCCCCCCTTTGATGTTTCCCCTCCCTTCTCCTTTGAACAGAACCCCTCTGTCACTCGTCTAGCAGTCTCCCGTGGGAACTACGGCTCTACCGACACCGTGCTCAAATCTCCTGACCGTCTCTTTACCATCGTGGGACCCACCGGTTGCGGCAAGTCAACTTTTGCTCTCCTCAACTTGGTGTCAAGTCTTTCTTGCCTTATCGTTTGCCCCTCCGGATGCAACGTAGCCAAC